AACCCCCTCACCACGGTGATTCAGGTAAACAAGACAAAGGTTGCGAAATGATTAAATTACCACTGGACGCATTGGTGTCCGAGCTGGAAGACGGGACGGAAGCAGCACCGGAAGTTGGGGACGTTGTAGTTCTCGAAACGGTTGAAGGTGAAGTCGTCGGGATTAACGAGGACGGGACAGCTCACGTTGAACTTACGACCGCTGGCGGAATGCCTATTGAGTATGTTGCGGAAGAAGCAGCACTCGATGAAGAAGCTATTGAGATGGACGAGATGGCTGGCATGGAAGACGAGCTTATGGCGGCGGCAGCGGCGCAGGACGAGGAGATGGGGCTGTAATGCCTCTCTTCGAGTTCGAGAACAGCGAGGGCGACACCATCGAGCGGCTTGTTCCGAGGAATCGGGAAACCGTTAGGGTGAAGGGTGTTGTCTACACCAAGGTAACAGCCCCGCAGGGATTTGCCCTGATGGGTGTTGCAGTTGGTTTGCCTCCGCAGAAGGATCAGGTTAAGGACGGGTATTATCAGTTGGAGTGTAATGAGGGATCGAGGTTTATGAAGAAGTCCCTTTTCTCCACCAAACAGATTAAAAAAGCATGGGGGTTTTAGATGGCTGATTTAACGGGAAGTACTATTGCGAGTTCGTATGACCAACTCCTTGCCATGCCGTCAGGTGGCGGCAACGGGTCAACATTGGTTGCGTTGACTGATGGCAATGCGGGAAACACTTTCGCCCTCAAGTTAAGCACCGCAGGGATTCAGTCCACGGGCTATTTGCGTCTGGAAGACGATTCTGGCGGCGACTATGTAGGAATAGCTTCCCCATCGGCTGTCACGACTTCTTACACGATCACAATGCCAGCGGCAGTTGGCTCGACGGGGCAGGTGTTGGAAACTTCTGATGGGGCGGGAACTCTTGCGTGGGTAACTCGCGATGTAGGCGACATCACCGGACTCACTGCGGGAACGAACATCAGCATAACTGCCCCGACAGGGCCGGTTCCCACTATCAATGTGGATAACCCTGTGGTTGCTGACCTTACAGGAGATGTTACCGGTAATGCTGACACGGCAACGACAGCTTCAAATGTGGTCGTAGCTGACGAGTCAGCCGATACAAGTTGCTATCCGCTTTTCGCGACTACCTCGTCAGGAACCCTCCCAGTTAAATCCGGGAGCAACCTGACATTTAATTCCAGCAGCGGCATTCTGACGGCAACGGGGTTCGCTGGCGATGTCACGGGTAACGTGAGTGGCACTGCCGCCACGGTGACGGGTGCTACCCAAGCATCAATTACGACTTGCGCGAATCTTACCACGGTAGGAACGATTGGCACGGGTGTCTGGCAGGGAACTGCGGTTGACGGGACTTACATTGACCTTGAAGGCACAGAGCTAAAGTCCACGGGAGAAACCGGGGGCAGCAAGTTTTTAAGGGAAGACGGTGACGGAACTTCCTCATGGCAAGCGGCGACTGCCACAGTAACCATAGACAGCACCTCCATTGGAAGCAGCACAGCGGGGTCAGTCCTGTTTGTGAACTCGTCCAACCAGTTGTCGCAGGATACGGGACTGGCGTGGACTGGATCGGGTTCAGGGGGGGTATTGACAGTAAACAACGGGGCTTCTGGCGGAGATATTCTTAAGTTAAGTAACACTGCTAACGCCACAACATATTTGTCCGTTGGGATTGATACGGCTGGGACTGCGACCACTACTATTTTCGGGTCTGATGCTACGTCAGCATCATCTGGCTTTGTCGGTACACTAACTGACGACGATTTCGTATTCCGAACGAACAATACGGAGCGGATGCGATTGACTAGCACGGGGTTAGGCATCGGCGGAACGGCCACACAACCGTTACACGTACAAAGCGCAGAAAATGCAGTTGCACTAATTGAGTCAACAGATGCTTACGTTGAACTCGGACTTAAAGATAACACCACTTCTGCGGGAGGAGTTCAGATTGGTGCAGTGGGTGATGCTTTTTATGTAATTGCGGGTTCAGCAGAGCGGATGCGGATTACGGCGGCTGGCCTAGTTGGCATCGGACGCACGCCCACCACGAATATCCTAGAGTGCGAAGGGATTGTCAGTGCAACCACGGCAGGAGTTTTCGGAGGGACAGCACGCGCAGCCTCCTACGCTCAAGTTGAGTGTTATCGGAGTGGCAACCCCTATGTCATGGGGTACGACACCCGCTCATCGGCAACAGGAACGGGAGGGTACATTAGATGGAACGTCAAGGGTGGTGACGGAGGCTATGACAGCGTTGGGGCGGTGGGAGCAGTTTGCACCGCAACCCACGCAACACTCCCCGGCGGGGATTTAGTTTTCCACACTGCGGAGGCTGGGAGTGCAGCAGCAGAGAAGATGCGGATTACCTCCGCTGGTCAGGCTTACGGTGGAGTCACCACCACCACCACAGTCTCAAGTGGGGGAGCGGCAAGCTACGCAGTGGATTTCAACGGGGCCAATCTGCAAAAGCTGATTCTGGATGCTTCCCTGACAGACCTGACATTCACCAGCAGCAATCTGGCCGCTGGTCGTACAGTGACGTTGCTCCTAGACCTTGCAACCAATTCCCCCTCTCTTAACTCGGTCTCGGCCCCCAGTTGGGCTTATTTCGTGAATGACTTAAACTCTTACGTCCCATCTTACGGCTATGCTTTAATCAAGCTAACATCATGGGGAACAGCGGATGCGGCAGTGACCGCAGAGGTATTAGACTCAACATCATAAAATTATGCCAAACACATACAATTGGACACGGCTAGAGCCGCTTGTCAAAGACGAGGACGACCTAGATAACGTGGTCGTAAAATTGGTTTGCGGCATGACTGCATCAGACGGGAACGGCAATGGAGCATACATTGACACTATGCACACATTAGCCGCGCCTGATCCTTCTGCATTTATTCCGTTCGCAGACCTTACACAGGAATGGGCGGTTGAAATTGCTGATGCGGTTGCGGAGTCAGACGGGTTCAAGGACTCGCTTGACCAGCAGATTGAAGCCGCAAAGCTGCGCCCATCACCGAAGCCTTTTAGCTGGCAGGAAGCGAAGGTAGCCGAGTTCCCGCCGGACGATCCGGTAAGGGTGAGATAAGGAAACTTTTATTAAACAGGATGAAACGGGTGGATGCAAATGACTGACATAAGCGAATGGTTGAAAATGTTCGGGATCAACGGTGGCGTTCTTGCTGCCGTCTCCCTCACTGACCTTGAGCTTATCCTGAAGATACTGCTCCTGATACTCACCTGTATCTGGAGTGGCATTAAGATAATTAAACTCACTAAAGAAGAATGAAGGAAAAATTAAAATCACGGAAACTGTGGATGGCTATTGGCGGCTTGTTAACTGTCATGGCCACTGAATGGTTTAACCTGTCACCGGAGCTGTCAGAGAACCTGATTAGCGCGGTGGTGATAATTGTTCCAGCGTACATTGGTGGACAGTCCATCGTTGACGCGCTCAAGGAGTATGCAGCCAAGAAATGATTCTGGAGGCATTGAGGGGTTTAGCGGCTCTGCCCAAGCTGGTGGAAGCCGTGGAAAGAATTGGAGACAAGCTGGATGACAAGGCGGCACTGGAAAGGCTGGGCGACAAGCGCAAGCGTAATCGTGCTGCTATTGACGGGGTGCTTGAGTCCTCGTCTGGACAACGGGGAGAGGATGATATCTCACCCGCAGTTTCGGGCGGCGACACTGGCGGCTCCTGAATGGGTTTCCGAGGCTTTGGATACCATAGCTGAATTGGAAGCAGAGATAGAGAGGGGTAACTGATGACATTAACTGAACTTGCAGATCAAATCACGACGAAGATGAGCGACACTGACAGTGCGTCAGTGACGACCTGCAAGCAGTTCATCAACAATCGTTACCGGATGATGTTTGANGCGTCTCTCTGGACTAACTCNATGGGTGTGGTTTCCACTGCNGTTGCGGCAGAGGANGAAANCATTACTCTNTCNGATGACCCNTCCATNTTTTATTACCCAACTTCCTCCACGACAGCCTCGTCTGCTCCTAAACTGGACTTCATCGTTGCTGTGCGATTCACTGAAACGGGGAAGTCGGATGGTTCGGAGTGTGTTGGGGGGAGTTGGGTTCAATTCTTCCAGCTAGACCCTAATGTGTGGAACAACACCACGCAGCGTAGGGCCAACCCGCAGAACTTTGTCCCCCTCCCACCGGACGGCAGCGGGTATTGCCGAATCAAGCCAGTCGCAACACCCAAGGCTGCTGGAACACTCTACGCTCTGGGCAAGTTAAAGTTCGTGGCGATGGGTGACGCTGACAGTCCCATCATTAACGGTGCGGAGAACGCTTTATTGGCTTACGCGACTGGCGATATGCTGGAACGCTCCATGCAATACCAAAAAGCCCAAACCAAATTTTCTGAAGCAGCGAACCTGCTTCAAATCTGTCGTGATCTGGACAACGTGCAGCAGGACAAGACAAGTTTCATTATCCCGACTGTCGTGGATCACTGGTCAAGAGATGATTTCGTAGCCTAATGCCTGTTTTATCAAATGAAGTATTGGATGACCCGATTATTCTGGACGGGAACAACAGCTTTGTGGGTGGTCAGACCAGTGCTTCCCGCGCAAACCTGATTCCAGAGAATGC